GGCGGTAAGGGCTCAAAACGAAGACCCGAAGATACTAAAAAGTTTAATGAAAATTGGGATAAAATTTTCAATAAAGAACCTTCAGCTGTTGATGACGCGGCTGATGTTATGAGTAAGTATGCACACCCAGCTTATACTAGATACCCTCACTTGAAAGACCTCGAGAAAGCACTCGACGAATTACATGATGAGATACATAAACCCGCTGAAAAGCACAACAAAGGAAATAATGACTGAATATAAAGAGCTAATAAAAAAATACGAAAAAATGATTTTAGCCGAAGAATGGCAAAATCAAGTTAAAGGAATACATTCGCATAATCTAAATTCTATGTGGTATGAAACTGAAGAAACAAAAAAGCATACAGAAAAAGATTATGTTATGGATATTAGTTATAATGATGGTAGAATTGAAAGACATCAAGATGATAAAGTTATTCATATATTTGGTAAAAAGTTAGAAGGCGATGCTCTGCTAGAAGCATATCTAGATAGCAAGACAGACTAATGAAAAAATACATTGCAAGCCTTTTGGCTATGGTAATTGTTTCTCCAATTTTTGGTGCAAACAAAATTGAATTTGATTATGTTTTAACTCAAGCAGAACATTGTATGGCACTTAATATTTACCATGAAGCAAGAAGTGATAATCTTGCAGGTAAATTTGCAGTTGCAGATGTGGTTCTGAATAGAGTACGAGACGATAGATACCCACATACAGTATGTGATGTAATATACCAGGGAGACCACAAACCATCCTGGAAAGACCCTAGTAAACTCGTACCTGTGCGCAATCGTTGTCAGTTCAGTTGGTATTGCGATGGAAAAAGTGACGACCCTTATGATAGCGATGCATGGAATGAAGCTGTTTTAGTATCAACACAAATTCTTAAAGAAGGAAAATATCGTGGATTGACTGAAGGTTCTACTCACTATCATGCAGATTGGATTAGCCCATATTGGGCTCCAACATTACAGGTCGTTGGAACAATAGGAAGTCACATATTTTACCGTGCCGACTAATATAAATAACTCTTTTATGAGGAATTTATTATGGTCGTTGCAGGAGTAGATTACAGTTTAACATCACCTGCAATTTGTGTACATTCAGGCGAAGAGTGGAGTTATTCAAATTGCAAATTTTATTACATGGTGCCAAATGAGAAAAAAATTAGAGAAGCTGAAAACTACAATTGTTCAGTTTATCCAGAATGGAGCGAAGACTGTGAGCGCTTCAATAATTTGGCCGAGTGGAGTTTACAGTGGATATCTGCCGCCGGATGTAGTAGAGTTGCTATTGAAGGATATGCCTTTGGAGCAGTCGGAAGAGTTTTCCAAATTGCAGAAAACGCAGGACTCCTTAAATATAAACTCTGGAAACAAGGAATAGAGTACACTGTACCAGCTCCTACAGAGATTAAAAAGTTTGCCACAGGTAAAGGCAATGCGAATAAAGATTTAATGTTAGAATCCTTTAATGAAGAAACAGGGGTTGACATTCGTGCTAAACTTGATATAATAAAGGGATATAATCCAATATCCGATATTGTTGATTCTTATTATATCGCAAAATTCGGATTTTTTAACGGAAAAGAAAATGATAGTAATATTTAACGGACCACCAGGCAGTGGTAAAGACGAAGCTGCATCTTTATATAAAGAGATGTTTGGCTTTAAATCATTAAGTTTTAAACATCAGTTGTTTAAAGAAACAATTGAATTTTTTGGAGTGGACAAAGATTGGTTCATGCAAGGTTATAATGACCGAGACCAAAAAGAAGTTGTAGAACATGCTCTTGGTGACCATTCACGAAGAGAAGCAATGATACATGTTTCTGAAAATGTTATGAAGCCAAAGAAAGGATTAGATTACTTTGGTAAATTAGTTGCAGAAGAAATTGAAGATGAAGTACATTATGCAGTTGCTGATGGTGGATTTGTAGAAGAACTCAAACCACTTATCGAAAAAGTTGGCAATGAAAATATTGTAATTGTTCAGATTACAAGAGATGGTCATGATTATTCATCAGACAGTCGTAGATATTTTAATGGTAATCTAATTAAAGAATACACTATTAATTACGAAACACCTATTGATAGTGCTTATGTTTTAGAAGAAGAAATGAATGTAAATACTTATCGTATACATAATAATGGCTCAGTAAGAAACTTCCATAGTATTCTAACTGATATTTACAATGAACTAAATGAAGATTACAAACTTGAGCAAATTAGAGAAAATACCGACACCGAACATAATCAATCTAGCTGATTGTCCCGACCGTAAAGCATACACGGAAAAAGAGTTCTCAAAACTTGGTGTTAATAATATCCATGTGCATGTTTATGAGCGATATGGAAAAGATTCTATACCATTTATAGGTGAGCCAGGGTTGTTAGAAATAATGACCAAGGGTGTTACGTCATCTCATTTACTTACAATCAAATGGTGGTATGAAAATACTAACGAAGAGATTGGTTTATTCTTTGAAGATGATGTTGACTTTGAGCCTGTAAAGCTTTGGAACTTTACACTCATGGAATTTATTAAAGGTATTAAAGCAGAGTGGGGAGCATTGCATTTATGTAATGTATTTGAATATCCCTACGAAACTGGTATCGAATATCCACCTATGATGATTCGTCGTCGTAGACTATGGGACCATGGATTACAAGCATATGCACTTAAACGTGAATA